CGCGACTTGAAGCTGTTGCATTAGAGACGGCCCGCGCTATCGCGCAGGGCCGCAGAACACAGATGAACAGGCATCAGGCAACAAAAGCAGGCCGGCAACCGACGGTGCCGGCGCGATTGCCGCGGGCGCTGTTCAAGTACAACGCCGACAACCCCGCATCCGAGGCGTTGTTCCAGTGGCCACCACGGAGCGGCAGGCGCTCGACGCTGCCTGTGCTGAAATGATCACCAGTCGGCGCGGGGCTCAGCGGCGCACAGCCCAGGGCGCGCAGGCGCTGCATTGCTGCCGACGAGATCGCGGTATTGCCGACATCGACAATGCCCGGGAAGTCGCTCCCGTTGAGCGCGTACTCGCCAGAGCTGGCGTATCTGACCGTGCCGGCGCTGCCCGGCGCAACCAATGCGCCGGTGGCGCCGTCGATGGCTTGCCAGGCCGGGCTTGCGGCCGACATATCAATTACATCTGACGCAGCATCGTTATTTGCGAGCACGTTGATTTCGTAGTCGAGGATGCGCAGGCCGGGCGCCCATTCCCAAACGTTGCCGTGCAGATCGGCCAGGCCGAACGGGGTGCCGTCGTGGCGCCAGCTCGGCGGGCCGCTGCCGGTTAAGGTGCGTGCATCGCCCGCTGAGCTGCCGATCGCCAGGCCGTCGGCGCGTACGCCGTGCTCGCCGGTGGCGTAATCCCGCCCGTCGGCGTTGTTGCCGCCGGGCGCGTGGCCGTCGCGCAGGCACACGCATTGCACTGCGCCCCATTCGGCGTTGGTCATGACGTGCCAGTCGGGGCCGTTGGCGCGTGCCAGGGCTACGGACTGGTCATGATTGATGTCATAAATCGGCTCGACCCCGGGCGCCGAGATCATCTCATCGCTGCGCCGATGGCCGGTGAACTGCCCGATCAGAATTTCCGGCTTCTCGACGCCGTCAACGATAAACGCCGGATGCGTGCCGCTGCCAACATCGCCAGGGATATCGGCCAGGTCGAATTTCGGGATGACGGTCATGTAGCACGGCTGCCCTTTTGCCGTATAGCGCACCGTGTTGAGACCGCCGGAGCCGGACTCGACGGCACGGCGCAGGGTGTCGGGAATATTAATCGTCAGTGGCATCGGAGGCTTCCTCGGGGTCGGGTGTTGCTGCAGCGTCGCGCGCTAGGGCTTGCTGCATGTAAGTGCTGTACAGCGCGGCGTATAGCGCACCGTGGGTGACGGTTGCGCCGGTCGGCTCGCCGGTTTGTGGGTCGATCAACGGGATTTCTGCGGCTGGGTCGAACGGCGCGGTGAGCGAGCCCAGCGCGGTCGTGCTAGCTGCGCCCGCGGCGGTGACGATGCGCTGCTCATCGAACCGGATCAGCGGCGTGGCGTTGAGCGGGTTGTCGATAACGATCTGGTGGCAGCGCTGCCACGCCGCGCCCGTCACGTCGGTTTGCTTGTATTCCATTGGATGCTCCGGTGTTACCAGTCGTCGATTGCTACACGGCGCCATGTATTGACGGCGACGCATAGATATTTGTAGCTGCTGTCCCACGCCTGCTCGCCACGCTGGCCGGGCGCGGTGCTCGATGCCGGCGGGCTGGACTCGCGCAGGCGCAGGCGCCCGCCGGCAATATCGAGCGCAGCACCGGGGGTGTTGGTGCCGATGCCGACGCGGCCCTGGCCGTCGATATGTAGCTGCTGGATGAGCGTGCGCAGGTAGCCTGTCGGCACCGAGCGCGCGGCCTGGCCGGCGGTGTCGTGCGCGGCGGCGACGGCGGACAGGATCTGATTGATGGCGCGGTCGTCGAGTACCTGCCGGGCGGCCTGACCGGCTAGATCCAGGGCGTAGGTGACTGTATCGATAATCTGCAGGAATGCCTCGAGGCCCGGGTAGCGAGACAGTTCGAGCGCGGTTCCGGCGTTATTGCGGTAGAGCACGAGATAGCCGCCCTGGCCCGCGACCGAAAATGCGTCGCCGCTGGCTGTATTGGACAGGCCTGCGGCCACGTCCTGCTGCAGGTTGACGGCTGCCATCGCCGCCGTCGATGCGTTTTCGGATCGAGTGGCCGATGCGGTAGCACCGGTGAATGCATCGACCGTCTCGTTGCGTAGCGACCGGAATTCAACGATAACCGACGGCGTAATGTCGTCGTTGTACTCGTCGTGCAGTACCAGCTCATTGAGTGTTTCTGATGTGCTGAGCTCGTCGATCAGCACGTCGCGGGCGAGAAAATTCAGGTGCCCGTTGAGATACACGCCGATGTCGTAGCGGCCCGAGTAGAGCGAGACGTCGTAAGCGCCGTTATCGTCGGTCGTGATCTCGGCTGTGGCGCCCATCACAGTGTCGGCGCTGGTGACGCGGGCGCGGAACAGTACGCGAGTGTTTTTCAGCGGGTCGCCGACCGATGGGCGATGCAGCGTGCCGGATAGCTGTAGAGACATATGGGTTCCTCTGGTTTATCTGACGCGGCCGACGCCGGGCATGGCGCGGGTGGGCAGGTTGCCGTTCTGGCCGAACCGCAGGCGGCAGTCGCTCAGGCGTTTGCCGCAGGCGTCTTCGGCGGGCGGCACGCTGTTGCCGGCGCGGTCGAAACAAGCGCTGCCGGCGTACGGGCATGTTGCTGCGGTGTAATCAAACGCGCCGGCCTGCGCATCCCAGCGGCGGTAGATATGCGTGCAGGCGTCGCGCAGAACCTGCCGAGCCGGCACTTTTTTCCCCTGCTGGTCGAGTTCGGTCGCGAGCTGGAATTGCAGTTCAACGCGTGTGTGCTTGAGCTTCTGCTCGAACACGTAGTGATCCACCGGCCACGTCATCTCCGGATCCGGGTCGGCGCCGTCGTCGAGATGTTTGCGGTATGTGCGGATACGGCGAATCGGCAGGCCGATCAGGTCGTCTGATTCGATCACGAGGGATATGAACGACAGCGACAACCCGGACACCGACAGCGTCGGGCGCGGCAGCGGCCCTTTGCCGGTCCACTCGAAACCCTCGGCGGCGATCGGCAGCGGCTGATATTCGTATGCGCTGAACCGCGCCGGGCCGCCGTCAACGGCTTCGGGCGAAAACCGCAGGATGCCGGCGCCGACCGGGCGCGCATCGATCTCGAACAGATTGACGATGGCGTCTTGTTGCAGCATCTGCACGTCGGAATCAATAGTCACGGCGTGAAATCCTCAACAAATGTGGCGGACAGCGATGCAAAGCGCGCGCTCGTCGGGCGCGGGCCGCCGAGTCTGGTGCATTTCCATTGACGCACAATCAGATCCCAGGGCGGCTGCCAGTAGAACGGGGTCAGATTCAGCCGCGGCGCGAGAAAATCGTGCAGCATGTCGTACTCATCCCGGGTCAGCATCGTGGCCTGCACGCTATAGCTGCGGCGCTGGTGATTGATGCCTGCCGGCTGAGACTGCTCGTAGCCGTCGCCGTACTGCGCGTGGTCGATATTCGCGGCGAGCTGGTAGCTCGGCGAGAAATCCAGCGGCACATCGGGCAAAAAATCGAACACCTTGCCTCCTATGCCGATCGCTTGACATTGGAAAACCGACCGCCGGAGCGGAACTCGTTATCGATCACGCCCAGCACCATGTCGCGCGCTTGCGAGCCGACTTGCTGACCCTGCTCGCGCGATTCGGCGTCGCTCATGCCCGGCTTGCCCTCGACCGTGATCGGCATGTGCAGCGTGACGTTGGGCGCGCTGCTGCTGTTGTCGCCGGTGTTCTCGCGCTGTAGGTAGCGCTTGAGGTCGACGTTGGTGCGCCGGTCGATCACGCGCTCGCCGCGCTCGAGGTTCCAGGTGCCTGTGTTCGGCACGCTGTCGATACCGTCGTGGGCCTGGCCGGAAAGGGAAACGCTCTGGATATTGCCGACGATGCTCGCTGTGGATGCGGCAACGGTCGCCATAGCGCCCAGGTTGGCAGGGAACGGAAGGTTCGCTGCCTTGGCGATGGCGCCCTGAATCTGCACGATGCTGTCGGCGATCGCGAACCCCTTGGATGCCGCGAACATCACCTTATAGATGCCCGACTGCTCGCCAGCGAACTGGCCGGTTAGGCTGGTCAGCTCGCCGAACAGGTTGGCGTAGCCTTGGCGTTGCGCGCTCTGCTCTTGTTCCTGGTATTGAGTCATACGCTGCTGGTGCGCCTTGTCCAGCGCTTCGATCGCGGCATCGGCCGTGGCTTTGTCTTCCTCGTGCGTGCGCGCGTATTCAAGGAACGATTCGCGCCGGCGTTCGTAAGCCTGCTGGTATTCGCCGCGTTCATCGCCCAGGCGCTGCGCCTCACCGAACGCGCCGTTATATTCAGGGTCCAGCCCCTGCATGCCGGGCAGTCCGGCGGTCGCGGACTCGCCTGCGATCTGTGCGGCGCGACGCTGGCCGAATTCCTGCATGCCTTCGGGCAGGTCGCTCACGGACTGGCGCAGCTGGCTGGCTTGCTGCAGTTTCTGCCATTCCGGAAACAGCGATTGCACCGCCGTGCGCTGTGCTTCGAGCGCGTCGATCTCGCGCGCCATGTTCGTCAGATTGCGTTCGCGCGCGGCGTCCAGCCCCTGCAGCCCGCCCTGTTCGATCTGATACCGGATATCGGCGGCCTGGCCGGTCTCTCCACTGAGCGCGATCTGGCGGCGCAGCGTGGCCGCAACGCCGTCGTACTGATCGGTCAACCTGGCGGCTGCTTTCTGTTGCGCGCCGAGCGCGCCCGCTGCGCCGAGGCTTGCGTTGTTCAGCCGGTCGATCTGATCGTTGACAGACGACAGTGAGCGCCGGTATGCGCCCGCGTTATCGGGATCGTCTGCAATAGCTTTCTGCAGCTTGGTGCGGTCTTCGCGCAGCTGCACAAGCTTTCGATGCTGCTTGTCGTATTCGTCGGTCAGGCTCGCGTAGGGGTCGGGTTTCACGTCGATCGGCGCCAGCGAGCCGCCGGCCGTGTCCTGGCCGACCGACGCCATCTCGCCCGCGATCTCGGCGCGGCGCGCTTTGAGCTTGGTCACGTAACGATCGATATCGCTGTCGTCGATAAAGGTGTCGAACTCGCCGGCGAAGCTGAACAAGCCAGCTCGCGACATGGTCGACGATCCGCGCAGCGATTCCAGGCGCTGCAGCTTGGCGCCGATATCATCGAGTTCGTTCGAGTAGCCAGCCAGGTGCGCGGCCGCTGTGCCGATCTGATTGCCGAATGTCACGAACTCGCGCGTACCCTCGGCGAGGAACCCGGCTGTCCTGGCGAACGCCGATGCCAGCGTGGACAGGTTCTGCTGAAAGCCGGAATCGCGGACGATATCGCGCAGATAGCCCATATCATCGATGGCGCTGGTCATGGCCGGCGCGACGGCGATCGCGATATCGTTGCCGAGCCCGCGCATGGCCCCGGAGAAGCGCGCGGTCGCGCGGTTGGCAGCGAGCAGACGATTCACGTCGTCGTCGCTAAGCGCGATGCCGAAGTCTTTCGCTTCCTGGTTGTACTCGCGCAGCAGCTTGGCGTTATCGCGCATGAGCGGCAGCAGGCGCGTCGCGTCGTCGGCGATCGACTCCATGACCGTGACTTGCTGCGCCTTGGGCAGATCCTTGATCGCGCCACTGATCGCGACCAGTTGATCGACCGGCCCGGATTTCAGCAGTTCTTCGGCGGACAAGCCGATGCGGTCGAGCACGTCGGCCATCTCGCCGCCGCCGGTCAGACTGGCGTCGCCGAGCTTGTCGCTCACGTCCTTGATGATATCGCCGGCCTTGTCGGCGCCGATGCCGGCCTGTTCGGCCGCATATTGGAACGCCTGAAATTCGCCGGTCGATACGCCGAGCGCTCTGGCCAGCGAGTCGGTATCGCGCACGGCCGCAGCCTGGCGCGCCGTGAGTGCCACTATGCCGACAACGGCCACGCCGAGCGCGGCCGAATAGCGACGGGCGTTACGCCGGACGTGGCTGAACGCCGACGCCATCTTGGCCGCACTGCGAGTATTGCGCTTTTGCTGGCGATCTAGTGTTTTCAGCTGGCTGTCAGTCGCCTTGATCGCCTTGACGCCGCCCTTGGCGTCGCCGGTGATGATGATCCCAGTCTTAAATTTCTTGGCCATGGTTACGAACTCCGGGCACAAAAAAGCCCGCGTTGTAGCGGGCTCTTTTCGTCAAGTTTGCGGGGTGTCAATTAACGATTCAGGGCCTCACGGGCGCCAATCTCGAGGCACTGCACCGCGGCCATGCAGCGCGCCCGATCTGTCACGTCATGCAGGCGCATAACAGCCTCGACGCTGGTGTACTCCAGCCCCTGGTAAACCACGCCGCCCATGCCGGCAATAACGCGCCACTGCGTGCCACAGCCCGCGAACACGTGCCATGCCTGCACGTGCTCGGGCCATATTTCCAAGTCTGTCTCCTGGCGGTCGCTGTCGGTGCCAAACGCCTCGGATGCGCCCTTAAACTGTGAACCCCGGCCACCGCCGGCCCAATGGCGGCCCAGGGCCATCAGTTTTTTTCGGCTTCCTTGTCGCGGCGCGTCTGTAGCCGCATCCAGTGGTCAATCAGCGCTGGCCCAATATCCGGATCGTCGGCCATCTTGTCGATCAGCTGGCCGCTGCATTCGCGGGCCTGGCCGTCGTCGTCGAGCACGCCCTCGACGTCCAGAACTCGATCGCGCAGCAGCTGCGCCGCGCTGATCTCGTCGGCCCCGAAGCGCCGCGCCAGTTCTCGAAACTTGCTGTGCGGCTCCACCTTGTAGGTGACGCGCAGATCACCGACATCGTAGCCGCCGTCTTCGCGCAGCATCTGGATCGGGACGTCGGTGGAGAATTTGGCCACCGGTGCAAAACGAATCGCCATCAGGAATACTCCAGGGTGAATTCATCGTCACCATCGGCCGGCAGCGCCTTGTGGTTCATGCTGTACTGCACGACGCCGTCCTGATCCGCGATGCTGATCGTCGACAGCTGGGCGGTCGGCTCGGAGAGCGTGACGATATTGCCCGGCGTGGCGCCGTGCACAACCTCGATCGCCCCGGTCGTTGTGCCCTCGTGGGACTCCACCGCCTTGAAATAATCCTGAGTCGCCAGATCGGGGGCGTCGACCTGCACGCTGCCGTTGGCGTCACGCTCGGTAATCTTGAAGCTCTCGCAGCCGATCAGGTTGCGGTGGATCGTGGTGTTGTTCTGGTTGAGCTCGTACGACTGGCCGCAGGCATTGAAGCCGTGCACGCTGATCGTCGTGTTGCGCGAATTGACCGGCAGCTCGCCGGCCTGATCGGGCACCTCGCCGGAATAGCTGCCGACCGCCTCGGGTCGGTTGTAGACCCCCATCATCTCGAACTGGACGGTCGGAAACTCGCCGCTTGACAGATTGTAGGTCGGCGTGCCGATGGCGTTGGTAATCTTGTGCAGCTGATCGTCGTCCATCACAAAGTAGATGGTGACGGTTTCGAAATCCGCGCTGACCGGCGCATACGCCACGCTGTTGAGGTCCGCGGTCTCGGACAGGCCGCAGGCACGCAGCAACGGGCCAAAGCTGGGCGCGGTGCCGGCGGTGCCGGAGCCGGCCAACGGCACGGTGATGGTGAGCATGGTATACGGCCCGACGTTGACCTCGGCATTTCCGCCCAGATGGTCGCGGTATCGCTGCTGGGTCTGCGTGTCCCCTTCGTAGGGGCTCAGGCTGAACTCGTTGACCGCCTCGATGCGGTTGGACAGATCGGGCGTTGCGTCCTCGCCGGCCGTGGTCTCGATCTTGACGAGGGCATATTGCTTACGTGTCAGCATCGGGCGTCTCCTTCTTGGCGCCCTTCTTCGGCGCGGTGGTGTCGGTGGCCGTGTCTTTCTTCACGGCCTCGGCTTCGGGTCGGTAGCCGGTGCGCTCGACGAGCACCGGTTTGCCGTTGCGGATGCGATAGCATCCGCCGGATCGGGTGGCCATGGGTTGCTCCTATGCGTTGGGGTTGTTGTTGCGCAGCCAGGTGTCAACTGACCAGAGCTGGCGGTATTCGACGTACAGGCCGCCGATGGCGCCGTTGAGGCGTTCGCCGCCGCGGGTGGCCATGGGCTCGTGCTGCTCGGTGGGGCACCAGCCGAACAGCGCTTCGCGTATCCGGTGTGCGTCCTCCCGGAACGTTTCGGACGGCACGACCAGGTGCACCGCGTAGACCATCGTCACGCGCTGGCGCGGGCAGGTCGTCTCCGGCTCGCTACCGCCGGCCGGGCCCTCGTGATAAAGGAACACGTAGGCGGCCGGCGTGGTTTCGTACAGGCGCTCCGCCGGCGGCGCATTCCAGGCGTCCTCGATCACAGGGAACGTATCGCCGCACTCGGCGCGCAGGCGCTCGATCAGAGCGGGCTGTATGTCTGGGTTTTGCATGCCTGGCTACCGGTTCAGCAGATAATCAAGCCGATCACTAAACTCTTGCGGCAGCTGGTCTTGTACCAGCCGCTCGGCGCCGCGAATGGTTTCCGGATAGGCGACCATGCCGGGGATCGACGGGCCGTACATCGGCACGACGGCGCTGTCGTTTCGGCCTTGTTCGCGCCGCCGATAGATGCGCCCTTTGGCCAGAAAACCGCCCGGCTGTACGGTCTTGCGCCCCTTGTCCTTGCGGACTCGCGCCGTGGCTGCCCGCCGGTGGGTTTTGAACGGCTTGCCTTTCTTGCTCTTGGCCTTCACCCGGACGCGCTTGTCTTTGCCGCCAAACCGCTCCAGCGGGATCTTGCCGCCGGTGTAGAGCAAGGACCGGCCGGTGTCCTGGTACTTGTTCACGGATAACGAATTCTTGATATCGCCGGCCTTGAGCGCATAGACCTTGCGGATATCCTTGCTGATATGGGTCGCAGCCTTGCGCGAGACGGCGTTGATCGCCCAGCGCTGTGCCTTGTCGACGGACTTGCCGGCTTCGCCGAGCTGCGTACGCAACTGCTCCATGTCCTGGAGTCGGTACTTGATCGGCATCAGCTCACCTCTAGGACGCGTTCAAACCCGTCGTCGTCCAGCACCTGGTGGACCTGCCAGGTCTGGCCGTCGCGCTCGATGGTGTCGCGCCGCTCGGATACCGGCACCTGGGCGACCAATACGGCAATGACAGTCACACGGCGGGCGATCTGGTCGTCGTCGTAGACTTCGTAATTGCGGTCGAGCACCGCCTTGATGCCGCGCACCACACCATTCGGCACGCGCCCGCCCCGATACACGGCCCCGCCCTGGCTGAAGGCGCGAAAGCCGGCGCGGGTGGTAAGGCGTTCGAGATTCATCTTTCCTCCGCGAGAAACCCCGTCCTTTAGGGCGGGGAGGATGTCAAGCGATCAAAACCCGATCAAGAAATAGGTGAAGCGATCCGCAGCGATCAAAGAAAAGCCCGGCGAACCGGGCTTTTGATTCATCGCTCCGAGTCGATTACGCGGCCGGCGCGTCGTCCGGCGCAGGCGTGGCCTTGCGGCCCGGCTTCTTGCCGGCCGGCTTGGCCGGGCTGGGCGCGGCCTTGTCAGCCAGCCCCTGGTCGATCAGGGCGTTTGCGGTCGCGTCATCGACGTCGATCACGTCGTTTGGCGGCAGGTACTTGCCCCGGTGTTTGAGGGTGCAGCGGGTAACGATCTGCATCGCTTACTCCGAGACCACGGTGATCGTCGCGAACGCATCGATCTGGTGCGGCACGACCAGCGGCGCCGACTGCAGCATCATCCACCGCACGCTGGGATCTTCTTCTTCCCAGCTCTTGGGGTAGTACGGCACCGATGCGATGGCCGACAGATCCTTGATCGCACCGTAGTGGCGCGCGGTGCGGGCCTGGCGGCTGCCGGCGAACACCTTGTTCACGGGCACCATCGGCTTTTCCTCGCCGTCGTCGCCGGTATACCACTCGTCGTACGTCCACAGGTCCGCGCCGAACAGGTTGCCGACATAGCTCGCACCCATCGCGCTATAGGCGGCCAGGTCGATCTGGCCGGTATTCACGCGCCGGTTGTCGAGCTGCTTGAGCAGCGCGGGGTTCTTGATCAGCGCGTCATATGCCTGCTCGCCGAGCACGAAGTCGGTGGGCACGATGCCGGACTGCTTGCCGACCACGCGCCGCGCGTTGCGGATATCGGCGCCAATGTCGGCGTCCGCGCCGTCCCACTGGCTGGTGCCCGAGAGCACGATCTTGTTGGCGTCTTCCATCTGGAAGTCGAGCACGTCGCTCACACCTTCGCCTTCGACCGCGATCTGGCCGCCGTCCAGCGCCTGGGCGGCCATCCATTCTTCGCGCCGCACGATCATCTCGCGCAGTTCCTGCATGTCGCGCATGGCACGGGTGGCGGCCCGCTCAGACGGCGACTGGCCGTCTTGATAGATGTGATTGCCCATGGTGCGGCTCATGATCTCCGCAGCCGTGGTGGGCATCTTCATTTTGATGTACGGCGGCTTGTAGCTGCGCGTGGTGTAGCCGAGCGCTTCGACGACTTTGCCCTGACGGGCCGGGTTGACGAACGGCGCGAGCCGGCGCTTGCCCTTGTAGATGTCGATATCGACATACTCGGAGTCGGACGTCTCGACGGTCGGGAAGAACGTGTCCAGCAGGAACGTCTTGGGCGGGTGCAGCTGCTCCAGTGCCTGGAGCATCGTGCGGGTTTCGAACATGGATATGTCCATTGAATACCTCCTTGGGTGATGCGCCAGTTACTTGGAGACGCTGGGTTCGAGAAAGATGCTGTACGCGCGCAGCGCGTCGCGGAAGCCGGCCGCGGTGTCGGAACCGGTCACGCCGACGGCGCGCTCGTTGAACTGGCCGGTGAGATAGGCAATCGCCGGCGTGTCGCCGCCGGTGGCGTCCACGTTCTCGGCCAAAATGGCCACGGCGGCCTCGCTGCCGTCAACCAGCGTGCTGTCGGCCTGAACATAGGCCGTGCCGTTATTGCCAAGAATGGCGCCGCGTGCCAGCGTCTGGCCCGATGCAATGGTGACCGCCCGCGTCACGAGCGGAAAGTCGCCGGACAAGAGATTGTCGCGTTCGTAGGTATGGGTCTGCATTACTTGCTCCCGTTCATGCGGTTGGCGGCAGCCACGAGAGCATTCGATGCCACTCCTTCCTGCTGCCCAGTGGGTTGGTGGTGGTCGATTTCTTCGCCCGACATGCGTGCGCATGCTTCGACCATGAGCGATCCGAGGGCGTCCGCGAACTGCGCCGTATCGTTGCCGTGGGCCGCAATCGCGAACTGATCGGCCAGCGCGCCGGCGGCCTTGTTGTCTTCGGGGAACGTGGCCGCCATATTGACGCGGATGGCATCGACGTCCGCCATGATGGTCTCGGCCTGCTCGGCGGTAACGCCGCGATCGCGCAGCCGTTTGGCGAGCCCGTCACATTCGTGCTCGCTGCAGAGTTCGACCAGAGCGTCGAGGCTAGCGGCGTTGTCGGGTGCGCCGAACTGGTTACGGGCCTCGGCCTCGGTGAACAACGGCTCACCCGCCGCACCGGGTACGGCCGTAAACGCCAGCGTCTGCGCTTCGCCGTGCTCGTCGGTCGTATCGGCGCCGATGCCGGCAACGCTACCGTCGTCGTTGGTGTGCACGGTAAATCCGGCGGCAGCGAGCTGGTCGGCGATGCCGGGCGATTCAGCCGCCGTCTGCTCCGACGACGCTTGAGCTTTGGGCTTGCGCCCGAACAGAGATAGGGCCATTGCGTTCATTCCTTTTCGGATGGGGTTGGAATTGCGCCGCAGCGTCTTATCGAACGCCTCCAGCGCATCGTGGGCCGGCATGATCTCGTCGATCAGGCCTAGCTCCAGGGCTTCGCGGGCGTTGAGCACGCCCGCCTCGGTCTTGCGCACCGCGTCGGCCGACAGTCCGCGGTACTGGGCCACGCTGTCGACGAACATCGAATACACCTCGTCCACGTCGGCCTGCATGCGCGCGTGGACGTTGTCGGGCAACGGCGCCAAGCTGTTGCCTTCGGCTTTGCGGGCCCCGGCGGTTATCAGCGTGATTTCGCGGCCCTGCTGTTCGAGCGCGCCGGCGATGTTTTCATGCATAGCGATCACGCCGACCGATCCGGTCTGCGCGGTGCGCGGGGCAACAATCCGGTCGGTCGCCGCGGCCAGCGCGTACGCCGCCGAGCAGCACAGTTCGTCGACCAGCGACCAGATCGGCGTGTCGATATCGTGGATGAGCTGCGCCAGGTCGAACGTGCCGGACACCGAGCCGCCGGGGCTGTTGAAGTCCAGCAGAATGCCGCGCACCTCCGGATCTGCGTCCGCGGACTGAATCAGCGCCTGCAGTCCGTCGAGGCCGACCATGCCGCTGGATGGGTTCAGATGCCCGAATTTGTGCGTGATAGTGCCGTCCACCTCGATCACGGCAATGCCGTCGACGGTCTTGGCGAGCGTCTTGCCGCTCGCGCTCCAGTTGTCCAGCACCGCCTGCATATCCGCACGTTCCAGAATGGCGCCGTCGTGCATGTGCAGCGATTGCACGTTCAGGCGATCGACCAGCGCCGACACCATGGTCCGGGCGCGCTGCGGCTCGATCATGAGCGATCGACCGAATATCTGTGCTGCGATGTGTTGATAACTCATGTGGTGGCGTCCTGTGTCTGCTCGGCTTCGGTCGGCGCGGCATCCACCCGCTTGCCGCTGTTATCGGTCTGGCGCGGGTCGGTGTCGTGCACCAGGTCGAGATCGTCGGCGCCGGTGTTCTCCATTGCCTGGCGGGCGTCGACGTCGTCGATATCCTCGCCGCGGCTTTCGCTGATCACGTCGCCGCGGGTCTTGAAGCCGGCACGTACTGCTTCGCGGTCGGACTGGACGTCCTGCACCGGGTGGATGTACTGCCAGGCCTGCGGGATATGTTTGGCCCGGGTGTATTGCTCAGGGTTGGCGTCGAATCCGGGCGCGCTCAGCGCGTTGGTCAAGATCGCCTTGGGCAAGAACCAATCGGCCCATATGCGCCGACACATCTGGTGCACGACGATATGCTGCTGCCATTGCTGCACGCGCCGGTAGAACTGGTTGAGCACTACGCGCGCGGTGCGGTCGTTGATCGTGCTGAAGTCGCCGGTCAGCACCTCATACGGAATCTCGAGACCGGCCGCTTCGGCCATGAGCTGCTGGCGCATGAAGTCGCCGTAGGTGCTGCCGGCGTCCGGCGGCGAGGCGAACTTGATGTCCTGGCCTGCCAGCAGCTCCTGGATCACGCCGGGCTCCATGCTCAGGTCTTCGATCGGCGCCGGGTCGTCGTTGCTGGCGTCGAGCTCATCGGCGCTCAGCGAATGCGGCAGCGGCGCGGGGTTGTCCGGCGACTGGTTGGTCACGAACCCGGCGTACAGGTTGGCGATCTGCTGGCGCATGAGCGTGGCGTCGTCGTATTTGTCGACGTCGTACATGCGCAGCAGCACCGGCGCCATCTTGATGATGCCGCGCGTCTGGCCGGCACGCACCGGGT